GTGTAGAATAACGATGCAAATGGGCATGGAGCTTAGGCCACTCGTACGGGAGATTCATACCAACTGCGGAAGGGAGCTTGAAGCGAGACTCAAGGAACTGGTTATTTTGACCTTTACAAAAGCGCTGAAGTTGCATCTGTAGCCACAAGGGACAGATAAGATAACAACGACAGTCCTTTGAAGTCAACCGGACCTCGAGTTTGCCAGAGCAAACCCAAACGGGGAGGGTATCATTCCAATCGGACGGGTGATCTACACAATAAGAACAGAGGAGAGGGTCATGGGCCCAAGCAGCACCTTTGGTGCCACTGCAGCCGAAACCTGACCCTTTCTTGGTATCGAGTAGATCTACAGTTTGGGGAACAGACAAAATGGGAGCTTTGAGGGCAGGGGCGAAAATGTGGAACATAGTGTCAAAGGCTTTGGGGACATTGACATCTAACCAAGCAGAATCACGCAAATCGCAGACAAATGCATATTTTTCATGGGTTTTAACCACTTCATTCATAGCATCAACATCTGAGAGAGCATAATTACCACTGACAAACTTACGCATAGGCTCGTAGTAAGTCGAAGGTTCGAAGTCATTTTTCTGGGGATAGCGAAATGTGGACTCGCCAATGACAATATAGTTTTCTTTCACGACTTCAGGTTTGGGGAAGAAGTTAATCTCTGGGGCGAGACTGGTGAAAGAACGTTCCCCGGCAGCGCGAGCCATTACTGACTCGAGGCCGGGGGTTCTCCATTTAAAGGAACCGTGGGACGAATATGAGTATCAAGGAGTGTTTTCATAGCAACACATCCATTGAAAGGTATGGACAGATCGTGGGACGGGCCAACACAATGGAAACCAACGATTCCACCGGTACGGGAATTCACCAAGGGTAGACCACAATCTCCTTCACCGATAGGAGTTGAAGCAGTGACGTTAATCATCAAAGTGTTATACGTCTGCTTAGAAACAGGATCAGTGTGGGAGTGGGGCATCACGTTAGCAACATTTCCAGTGGAAAGGTTTTTAAGGTCAGGCAAAGTGTAGAATACCTGGGTAACAACAGCGGGGGCATCGAGAATCTTATCAGCGGACAGGGCAGTCTTGATGGCAACATCTTTGTTGTTCAATTGAACCTTGAGAACAGGAATGATCAAACAATCAGCATTAGCAACTGTGCGGGCAGGACCAACAGAGAGCTGTAGCAAGGGATTGTGAAGGTTAACGAACGACAAGTGGGCCAAATCATCTGAAGTAAGAGTGTGTCGGGGCATCCAAAGGAAACCTTCGGCATAGGTGGCGTAACAGATACGCTTCTCACCAAGGTGCACTCCGAAAATGCAACGCTGAATCTTGGAAACGTCAACAAAGGACGATCCTTTCAGCATGGATTCGGGTTCACGAACAGGTGAAGGAGCGGAAGCAACAGTGGAAACAGTAACTTCGGGAACGCGGTCTTGAGGGGCGGCAGTAACATTAACAGGATGGAGCTTTGCAAGATGTCTGCGGAATTCAGCCTGCTGGTTGATGAAACGGAGTTGAGAGCCTTTGGTAAGTTCACCAAAACGACTCTGACCTCCTTTCTTCCAGGCGGGGGTGTGAATCTCGACATAATTGCGAATCTCACGCAGCGATTTCTCGCCACGCTTGCCACCATACTGCATGTAGTCAGTGCCAACATCATCTTCGTCATCTCTGTGGTCTTGGTAGCGGTGTTCAATCAAGTTACCGAGATGGTCAATGCGTCCAGCTTTTTGAGCTTCATCAAGCTGCTTGTTGAAATACTCAAGGGTATCCTTGTCGTATTCCTTAGTCTGGATGGCCTTGACAGCCTCGCGGTAGAGAACATAACCACTTTCACCGTTGGGACGACGGAAAGAAAAGCCGACGCGAGAGGCACGCTTCTTGTTCTTATTGCGTTTGAGATTTTTGGGCTTACCACCAAATCTGGCTCCAGTGGGCTTTTTGACCGGCATTTCTGCGGGCCTAAAATCAGGATCACTGAAACCAACATTCATGGTCTCACCCGTCTCTGCATCAACAAAAACGAGCATGTCCC